TCATTATGGAAGTGAAAATGGATGTCAAAACAGATATTGCAAAAGCTATTGCTAAAATAGCTAAAATTGAACCTAGACAATTTCCATTTATTGTATCATTGGCCATGAACACCACTATGCGCGAAGTAAAAAAAGAACTGCGCGAAGATATGGCTAAGACTTTTGATCGGCCGACTCCCTTTACACTTAATGGTTTAAGGACTGTGGTTGCCACAAAACAAAAGTTACAATCAGAAGTGGCTTTACGAGAGTTTGCTGGTAAGGGTGTGCCAGCTGCCAAGTACCTTGAACCAGAAGTTTATGGTGGTGCTAGGGCTGCAAAGAGCCATGAAAAAGAATTGCGTAAGGCTGGACTGTTACCAAACCACCTATTTGCTGTGCCAGCCAAAGGGGCCCCATTAAACCAGTATGGTAACTTTTCTGGGGCATATATAGTCCGTATGCTTTCATATTTACAAGCATTTTCAGAACGCGGATTTATTGCTAACCGCAATGTAAAAAAAGAACAAAAGGCACTTTTAAAGAATAAATTAAAAGCAAAAGCCAATACAAGCGTTGGTGCAAAAACTATTAAAGCACCCACAAAATCAAAAATTAACAGAAGAAATACGTAAAGTTTTAGAAGCGCTACCAGAAAAATTTGCCAATGAAGTTGAAAATAATGAATACTGATAATGTTAATATTTATCGTAATGCCTTTATTAAGGGTATTGTACCAGATGAAATATTATCAGTTTCAGAATGGGCTGATGAATATCGTTTTTTAAGTCAAAAAGCCTCGGCCGAACCTGGTAGATGGCGTACACACCGTACACCCTATTTACGCGAAATATTAGATTGTTTGTCTTCATCTTCCCCTATAAAGCGTGTTGTTTTTATGGCTGGCGCACAAATTGGTAAATCTGAAACTGGATTAAATTGGTGGGGTTATGTTGTACACCATAGCCCTGGGCCAATGCTTATTGTACAGCCAACTGTTGAATTGGCTCAAAAGTTTTCAAAACAGCGTTTGGCTCCAATGATTGAAGATTCGCCTTGTTTAAGGGAGCGCATAGCTCCTACAAGAACAAAAGACAGCAGCAACACCATGCAAGTTAAAGAGTTTACTGGGGGCATTGTAATGCTTACAGGGGCCAACAGTGCTGTTGGTTTACGTTCTATGCCTATCCGCTATCTGTTTCTTGATGAAGTTGATGCTTACCCTCATGATGTTGATGGTGAGGGTGATCCAGTAAAACTAGCCGAGCGCCGTACTACGACATTTTCTCGCCGTAAAATATATATGGTTTCAACCCCAACCATACGTGATGTATCGCGCATTGAACGTGAATATTTAGCCAGTGACCAGCGCCGTTTTTATGTGCCATGCCCCCATTGTGATAATATGGACTGGATTAGGTGGGCCAATATTAAATGGAAAGATGAAGATCCAAAGACTGTACAGCTTATGTGTGAGTGTTGTGGGGCACTAATAGATGAACACCATAAAACTGATATGATGGCTAAAGGTGAATGGCGCGGTACCGCCGATAGCGATGGTGAAACCGCAGGCTTTCACCTTTCATCACTTTATAGCCCACTTGGTTGGAAATCTTGGCGCGAAATTGTTAAAGAATTTTTAGATGCTAAAAGTGATCCACCACGCCTAAAAGAATGGGTAAACACGGTTTTAGGTGAAACATGGGAAGAATCTTACAGTGCGCGGCTTGATGCCAATGCTCTTTCAGAGCGCTGTGAGGATTATTCAATGCTTGTGGTACCAAATAAAGCGTTGTTATTAACAGCTGGCGTGGACGTTCAAGATAATAGGTTAGCTGTAGTTATACGTGGTTGGGGCCCAGATGAGGAGTCATGGCTTATAAACTGGGCAGAAATTCACGGTGATCCAGCCCAAAGTGAGGTGTGGGCCCAACTTGACGATTTATTAAATATGGATTTTGCCCGTGAAGATGGTCATAAAATTAAAATACGTGCTATGGCTATTGATAGTGGTGGCCACCATACCCACCAAGTTTATGCTTATTCGCGCCAACGTAAGAAAAACCATGTTATACCAATTAAAGGTAGTAGTGTTGCTGGTAAAGCTGCATTAGGTAAACCAAGCAAGGTTGATTTGAACCATAAAAATCAAGTTATTAAGCGTGGTGTTGAATTATGGCTTATTGGTGTTGATACTATTAAAGGGCTTATTTATAGCCGTTTAAAGAAAACAGAAGCTGGCGCTGGTACTTACCATTGGCCACAGGGCATAGATAACCAATATTTTGATCAATTAACAGCTGAAAAACAATCTACTAAGTATGTTAATGGTTTTCCTAAGCGGGTATGGACTAAAAAATCTGGGGCACGTAATGAAGCACTTGACTGTGAAGTTTATGCTTATGCGGCGCTGCAATATTTTTACACAAGGGTTAATACTGCTAATCTTTGGCATAAACTATCCAACTTATATAATAACAAGCCACTTGTAAAAGCTGAAAATACTGCTAAAGTTGAAGTCGCCGAACCTGTCAAGGAAGAAGTTTCTGTCATGGTTGAACAACGCAAAAAGAGAACAATACCCCGCCGCAGTGGTGGATTTGTTGGGAATTGGTAATATGACGACAGCCACAACTGAACCAAATATTGTCACTGCTGGCGATCTTATCACTTGGCAGCGCACACTTACAGATTATCCCGCCAATGTGTGGACTTTAAATTATGTTTTTATTAATAAAAATTATAAATATTCAGCTACAGGAACTGCAAGTGGCACTGATCATGCTGTTTCTATATCATCATCTACAACAGCTAATTGGGCCCCAGGTGAGTATCGTTGGCAATCATATGTAACATCTGGCAGTGATCGTATTACTATTGGTGAGGGTAATTTAACGGTTAAGCCAAATTTTGCCACAGCAACCACTTTAGATACACGTAGTATAGTAAAACGCACATTAGATGCTATTGAAGCTGTTATTGAGGGCCGCGCTAGTCAAGATCAACAAGAATATACCATTGGCAATCGTAGTCTTACGCGCACACCAATTGCAGATTTAATAGTTTTACGTGATAAATACAAAATGGAATACTTAAAAGAATTACAGGCTGAAAAACTTAAAAATGGCCTATCTAGTAACAATAAAATCATAGTGAGGTTTTGATGGTGTGGCCATTTACAAAAAAAGCTGTGATCAAACAAAAGCGCCAATTTGAAAATGCCGCGGCCCAAAGGTTAAATCTAAGCTGGGCTACCAATTCTAACTCTATTGATGCTGATCTACGTACTTCTTTGCGTTCATTACGCGCTCGCAGTCGTGACCTTGCACAAAATAATGACTATGCCAGAAAATTTTTAAGCATGGTATCTACACATGTTGTGGGCCCAAATAACTTTCAATTACAAGTACAGGGCCATGATATTGTAAAAGGTAAAAAGGTAATTGATGTTGCTGGTAATGCCGCTATTGAAAATGCTTTTTATAATTGGTGCCAAAGAGGCCAATGTGATATAACAGGCAAATATTCATTTTTTGATATTTGTAACCTTTATATTAAAGCTGTTGCACGTGATGGCGAAGTTTTAATGCGTAAAATATACGGTAAAGATATTGGTGATTTTGGTTTTCAATTACAAATATTAGATATTGATCGCCTTGATGTAGAAAAAAATGAAGTTTTAGGTAATGGTGTTACTATCCGCATGGGTGTTGAATATAACCAGTATAGTAAGCCAATAGCCTATTGGATTAGAACAAGCCATCCTGGTGATACGCCTTACTACGCCACTAAAGATGGTAATGTTTTTGAAAGAGTACCCGCAGATGATATTTATCATCACTTTATAGCAGATCGGCCAGAACAAACACGCGGATTGCCTTGGATGCATACTGCGATGGCGCGTTTAAAAATGTTACAGGGTTATGAAGAAGCTGCTGTTGTAGCCGCGCGTGTTGGTGCAACAAAAATGGGTTTCTTTACAAGCCCTGATGGTGATGGATCACCATTAGCTGATGAAACTGATGAACAAGGCACATTAACACAAAATGCCGAACCTGGGCGCTTTGATGTTTTACCAGCAGGGTATGATTTTAAAACTTTTGATCCTGATTATCCTCATGCTATGTTTGCCGAATTTATTAAGTCATGTTTACGTGGTGTGGCAAGCGGTATAGGTGTTGCCTATAACACACTTGCTAATGATTTAGAGGGCGTTAATTTTAGTAGTATTCGTTCAGGAACCCTTGAAGAACGCGATCAGTGGATGGTAATTCAACGGTGGATGATAGAAAGCTTCTTAAATGATGTTTATAGTACATGGTTAAAATTTGCCTTACTTACAAATAAAATCGTATTTAATAGCGGTGGCGTTATGCCATTTTCTAAATATGATAAATTTAATGTTTTTAAATGGCAGGGTCGTAGATGGCAGTGGGTTGATCCGCTTAAAGATGTTGAAGCAAACGTAGTTGCTATCAATAATGGTTTAAGAAGTCGTGAAGATGTTATTTCAGAAACTGGCCGCGATGTTGAAGATGTATTTATGCAATTATCAGCTGAAAATGAGCAAATGAAAAAATTAAAGATTAATGTAGTAAGCAACGCCGAAGCAGGGCAAATGGATGCACAAGGGAACCCAATACAATAGGGTATTGATAATAAGTTAATTTTTTGTTAAGGTATGGACATGAAAATAGATTTTACCAAAATTCAAGACTTAAAACGTAGCATTACTTTTGATAAAAATGCTGTGAATGAAGATAGCCGTACAGTTACACTCGCTTTTTCAAGTGAGATGCCTGTAGAGCGTTATTTTGGCTTAGAAATTCTTGACCATAGTGTGCAATCAGTAAGGCTTGGTCGTCTTACAGATGGCTCACCATTGTTATTGAATCATGATCCCGAAAAACAAATTGGGGTTATTGAAAGTGTTGAAATTGGGGCAGATCGCATTGGTCGTGCGGTGGTTCGTCTGGGTAAGGGTGAACTGGCAACAGAAATTTTTAATGATATTGTTGATGGCATACGCAGCAAAGTTTCAGTTGGATATATGATTCATGGTGCTACAGAAACTAAGGAAAATGGTCAGGATGTCTATCGGGCAACTGATTGGGAGCCTTACGAAATTAGCATTGTGTCAATTCCAGCAGATATTAGTGTTGGTGTAGGCCGATCAGCCGAATTTGAATCTCAATTAACTAAAGAAAATGAGGAAGAAAAAATGAAAAAAGATGATACTAACGATGTTGCTGAAACACCAAAAGCTACTGTAGATACAAATGCTGTTTTAAATGAAGTACGCCAAAAAGAAGTAGAACGAATTTCTGAAATTAACGCCCTTGGCGCTAAATTTTCTAAAATTGGCGGCACTGATTTAGCGCGCGAATTTATTGCTAAAGGCAGTTCAATTCAAGAGGCTCAATCTGCTTTTCTTGAACGTGCTGCTTCAACTAAGCCAACCACAATTACTGATGATAAAATTGGTATGAGTGAAAGTGAAATTAAAAGCTTCTCTTTAGTGCGCTTAATTAATGTTTTAGCAAACAAAGATAGCCAAGAGGCTCGTAAAGCTGCTAGTTTTGAACTTGATGTTTGTGAAACCGCCGCTCGTAAAGCCACTAAAGAAGTTCGTGGTTTCTTAGTTCCAACCGATGTTTTATATCATGGTAAACGTGATTTAAACACAGGTACATCAACTGCTGGTGGTAACTTAGTAGCTACCAATTTACAAGCTAGTAGCTTTATTGAATTGTTGCGTAACAAGTTAGCTTTAACACAACTTGGTGCAACAGTACTTACTGGTTTAGAGGGCAATGTTAGTGTGCCTAAACAAACTGGTGGTGCTACTGCATACTGGCTTAGTGAGGGTTCAGCACCTACTGAAACTCAACAAACAATTGGTCAGGTTCAGTTTCAACCTAAAACCGTGGGTGCGTTTACCGACTACACACGCCGTTTACTGTTACAATCTTCTGTTGATGTAGAATCAATGGTACGTAATGATTTAGCTAGAGTTTTGGCTTTGGCAATTGATTACGCTGGTTTGTATGGTACTGGTTCAAGCGGCCAGCCACAGGGTCTTAAAAACATTAGTGGTGTTTTAACAAAAGACTTTGCAGCTAATACACCAACATATGCAGAAGTAGTTGATCTTGAAACCTTGGTAGCAGCACAAAATGCTGATGTTGCTGGCATGGCCTACTTGACAAACTCAACCATGAAAGGTTCATTAAAAACTGCACCTAAAGTATCGGGTTATCCTGATTTCATTATGAACGCAGATAATAACCTAAACGGTTATCGTACAGTAATCAGCAACCAAGTCGCATCTAATGACTTGTGGTTTGGTGACTGGACTAACTTTGTGATGGCTATGTGGGGTGGTTTAGACATTATGCTTGATCCATACGCCAACAGCACAAGCGGTGGTGTTCGCATTATCGCCTTGCAAGATGTTGATTTGAACGTACGTCAAACAGTATCGTTTGTTCGTGGTAACAACACTCTTTAAGTAACTTAATTGGGCCCACAATAATGTGGGCCCAATTCAATGAAAGGTACTACCATGACAATTAAAAAAATTATAATGACGGTGCAATGCGTTGTTAATGGCAAAAGCCGTAAGATTGGTGAAATTATTGATGTTGATTTATCAGAGCGTAATTCATTAGTTGGTAATAAATTAGCCAATGATTATCAAGCACCACCTAAGCCACCTACTAAAGCAGAACTGGCCGCTGCCGAAGCTGCCGCTAAAGAAGCCGAAGAACTAGCTGCTGCCGAAACTGTTGCTAAAGAAGCCGAAGAACTGGCTGCTAAAGAAGCTGCCGATAAAGAAGCAGAAGAACTAGCTAACGCCGCTAAAGCTGATGAAAAAAATGGTGAAACAAAAGAAAATGCTAATTCTTCTGAAACAAAAGAAAATGCTAATTCTGCTGAAACACCTAAACCTCTTGAAATAACCAAAACTAAAAAATAGAAGTGGAAAATTAAAAATGGCGTTACCTTATAATATTGGCGATGTAATTGATCGTTTAGTTTTAAAAGCTGTATCAGCAATTACAACAACAACTAACGGCACTGGCCTTGATTTAAATGATTATGAGGGCCAAGTAGCTTTCTATCTTGAATCATCTGCTGGTACTGGTACAAGCCCTACTTTGGATGTTAAAATCCAAGATAGTGATGATAACACAACATTTGCTGATGTATCAAGCGCTGCTTTTACACAAGTTACAGGCGCTGCTAGCGTTCAAAAACTTGTTTTAAATAGCAATAATGTTAAGCGTTATGTGCGTTGTGTATCAACCTTAACTGGTACAACCCCATCATTTATTACGTCAGTTTATGGCATGGGTGTTAAGAAAAACTACGCTTAATGGCTTTTGAAGAAGATTTAACCATATTTTTTGCCGATTTTGGCGTTATTGCAACATATAACGGAGAATCGGCAAAAGTTATTTTTGATATGCCTGATATTATCAATAGTATTGGTGATAATATGATTAGTGCTGATTATACAGTTTTATTTAATACGCAAAACTTTACTGGAATTAAGTATGCTGATCAAATAACAGTAAATGGTGTAAACTATACTGTGAATGATGTACTTAAAGTAGGTGATGGTAATTTTTCACAGCTGGGGTTATCAAAGGTATGACAGATACACGCAGAGAGCTTATTTTATCGGCTATTACAATAACAGTTGGTGCAATAAGTGCACTCACTGGTAAAGTTTATCGTAGTCGCCCAGATGCCTTTGCAAGGCTTGAAACACCTGTAGTTAATATAAAGCCTTTGCGCGATACATCAAATGCAACAAATATTCCATTTTTAAACTGGACGCTACAAGTGGCGATTACTTTAATGGTGCGCGGTGCGGTGCCCGATACTATAGCTGATCCATATGTAGCTAGTATAACAGCTGCCTTAATGGCAGATAGAACCCTTGGTGGCCTTTGTTTTGATATTTTGCCAGTAGATACATATTTTGAGATGCAAGAGGGTGATAAGCCAATGTGTGCGGTTAATATGATTTTTGAAGTAACTTATAGAACTCAAGTAGGGGATTTAACAACATGACAATTATTATTGATGAATATCACGGCGTTGGTGGAACATATATTATTGACAAAAAAACAGGCAAAAGAGTGCCTGTCATAGAAAATAACGATCCAGTACCACAAAATCGTGATCCAATACCACAAAACAATGCTATTGCAGAAATAGCAGAAAAAACCTATATTAAAGAAGATAAAAAACCTAAGGGAGGGTTAGAAGATGCCGAAGCTAATTAGAAAAAGTGTTATTTTAGCAAAAATTGAATCTACAGCTGGCACCGATCCAACACCTACAGGTAGTTCTAACGCTATTTTAGTACGCAACCTTAGTATTACACCACTTGCTGGTAATACTGTAAGCCGTGATTTGGTACGCCCATATTTAGGTGAGTTTGATCAAATTTTTGCCGAAAAACACGTGGAAATTGAATTTGAAGTTGAATATGCGGCTTCTGGTACTGCTGGTACAGCACCAGCATATGGCCCATTGCTTAAAGCATGTGCAATGTCAGAAACTATTTCAGCTGGTGTAAGTGTTACATATGCCCCTGTATCAACAGGCTTTAGTTCTGTAACTATTTACATGAATGTTGATGGTTTGTTACACAAAATTACATATGCTCGCGGTACAGTTGATATTGAACTTACTGCTAATCAAATACCAGTTTTCAAATTTAAATTTATTGGTGTTTATAATGCTGTTACTGATACAGCGGCCCCAACACCAACATACACAGGCTTTCAAACACCATTTATTGTTGATAACACAAACACCACTGGTTTTTCATTTTTTAGTGTAACAAGTTTGGTGCTTGAATCATTGATGGTATCAATTGGCAACCAAGTTGAATATAGATCATTGATTGGTTCAACAAGTACAGAAATTGTAGATCGCCGTACAAGCGGTGAGGTGGTTTTTGAGATGCCCCCAGTTTCTACCCTTGATATATTTGGCTCGGCCATTGCTAACACAACAGGTGCTATTTCTATTGCCCACGGTGTAGGTGCTGGTAAAATTCTTACCTTGGCTAGCACTAAGGTTGATATTGGCCAACCAAGCTATCAAGATAGCCAAGGTATTCAAATGGTAAGAACACCGTTTGTTATGTTGCCAACTAGTGGCAATGATGAATGGTCACTTGTTTTAACTTAAACTAACCCTAACTGGAGATAAAAATGGCGTTTGTCGTATCAAAACCAGCCACATATGAGTGGCCTGTAACTATTGAATCACCTGTGGATGGTGGCGTTTATAAAAAAGAAACATTTAATGCTGTTTTTAATCGCCTAAGCCAAACACGTTTGCAAGAAATTAGCAAAGAGCTAATTGATCAAAAAATGACAGATATAGATGTTGCACGTGAAGCACTTGTTGGCTGGAATGGTATTTTAGATGATGATAAAAACCCTGTAGAATATAATCCAGTGCTTGCTAACCAGTTGCTTGATATTGCTGGTTTTGCAAGCGCTGTGGCCCAGTCTTTCTTTGATAGCGTTACAGGTATTAAAAGAAAAAACTAGATGCCGCTGGCCACTATTGGGCCACAGGCGGCATAATAGATAAAACAGCAGATGATTTTAAAGTGTTTGGCATTGAAAATGTAGAAATTGCCAAAGAAGAAAATTTTGTTGTTTATCCTGAAAATGAAAAAGCAGTTGAACTATTTTTAAAATGTAGCACCCAATGGCGCTGTGCGCCAATGGGTGGCTTTACTGGCCTTGATTATAACGTCTTGTTTATTTTATTTGATTGGTATAAGATAGAGCCTGATAATCGGCTTGATTTATTAACAGATATTCAGGTTATAGAGTCGGGCGCACTTAATGAATTAGCAAAGGCAGCTGGCTAAACATGGCAACTATTTCCACTATTTATAAATTGGTTGCAAGCGTTAGTGGCACAAATAGCGTTAGAACACTAAAAAATGAAGTTGATAAAGTTTCAACAAGTGGCCAAAAGTTAGCACGAACATTTAACAGTGTTGGTTTGGCATTACGTAGTGGTGCATATCTTTATGCTGCCACAAAAATTGTAAATATTTCTGATAAATATACGATCCTTGAAGCTCGTGTTAAAGGCATTGGTAAAACGGCATCTGAAACAGCACGTTTAATGAAAGATCTACAAGATATTTCATTTCAAACTGGTACTAAAATGGAAGCCAGTGTTAGCATTTTACAACGTATTAGTTTTGTTAGGGATGAAATTAAAGCTACTAACACACAAATGTTAGGTTTTGTAGAAACTGTTAGTAAATTGGGTGTAATGTCTGGTGCTTCGCCAGATGCTATGCGATTTGGTTTGACGCAGTTAGGGCAATCTTTAAGTGCCCAAGTAATGCGAGCCGAAGAATTTAACAGTATCATGGAAAACATCCCTGCGGTGGGTAATGCTATTGCTAAAGAATTTGGTATTACTACTGGGCAGTTGCGCCTACTTGTTTTAGAGGGCCAAGTTTTATCAAAAGATGTTTTTAAAGCTATTTTAAATCAAACACAAGAAGTCAATAAAGAATTTAAACAGATGCCACGTACCGTTGGTATGGCTTTATCTGGGGCAGCAACAAGTGCTGGTTTATTACTTAGTACGCTTACTGGCCAAACAGGTGCAACTGGTGGGATTGTAGCAATTATTGATAAAGTTAATGAGGGTTTAAGAGAAACAAAAAATATTTTTATAGATCTTACAAAGCTAGCTAACAAATTAAGTAGTGAATTTAACCGTCTTTATCCAGAAAGAAAAAAATCTAGTTTTGATCCATTTTCTGCTGATTTAAAAGAACTCTATAATGCATTTACCCGCAAGCCAGATAAAATGACTGCTGCGCCATCAACTTTCATGCTCGGTGGCGCGCCTAAAAATATGAGTACAGCCAATGCTACACCTGTACCACAGGGGGCATTTAAAACTAAAATTGAAACAGATTACGTGAAACTGGCAGCTGATCTAGCAGCTAAGGGCGCAAAAGTCAAAAAAACCCCAGAAGAAAAAGCTGCTGAAACTGCTGCCAAACAAGCAGCACGTAAGATAGCTGATACAAATGAAGATCTACAGAAAAAAATATCTACACTTAATGCTGATACAGCTGCCATACGTTTAAATAATGACGCTAAAGAAAAATCAGTTACACTGGCTGAATTTGAAGCGCGTGGCATATCAAAAGCCAGCAATGAATATAAAAAGTTGTCAGAAGCTATTGATGAAAATAACCGCGCCCATAAATCATTTGAAGCTGGTGCTTTTGAAGCCATTAATAGCTACATGGATGGTATTAATAATATGGCGGCCAGCACCAGCAATGTGCTTACAAGCGCCTTTAAAGGTATGGAAGATGCCCTTGTTGAATTTGTGGCTACTGGCAAGCTAAAGTTTGCTGATTTTGCAAATTCTATTGTGCGTGATCTTATTCGTATGCAAGTACAACAAAGCATTACAGGGCCACTAGTTTCATTGCTTGGTAGTTTTATGAGTAGTGGGTTTCAAGCAGCACAATTTAGCGTTAAATCTGCTATGGCAGCGCCAAACCTTTATGGCCCAGGCTTTGCTAACGGTGGTATCATGACGGATCGTGGTGAGTTGCCACTTAACAAATATGCTAACGGTGGTATAGCTAACAGCCCACAAATGGCTATGTTTGGTGAGGGTAGAAACCCAGAAGCCTATGTGCCTTTGCCCGATGGCCGTTCTATACCTGTAACCATGAAAGGTAACGGTGGTGGCCAGCAAAACAATGTTAGCGTTGTTGTTAATATGAGTGGTGGCGATCAAATTACTGGTGATGGTGATAAGGCTAAAGCCTTGGGTAACAGCATTGCCTCACAAGTTAAATCAATTTTAATAAATGAAAAAAGACCAGGGGGATTATTAGCAGCATGACCACGCCAGTTTTCACTTGGGCCCTAAGTTATTCCCCACAAGCACAACGTAAACCACGTAGGAAGAAAATATCTTTTGGTGATGGCTACAGCCAAAGATCACAAGATGGTATTAACAGTAAACCAGAAATTTGGAACGTATCATTTTTAAACCGTGATACAACCGAGGGCTATGCCATTGATGCGTTCTTAACTGCGCGCGGTGGTGTAGAAAAATTTGAATGGACAACACCAACAGGTGTAACAGCAAATTTTATTTGTGAAGAACATGACCTTGTGTTATCGGTTGGCAACAATGTTACAATAACAGGTGTATTTGAACAGGTATTTGAAGTATGACCATAAAAGCAGATATTCAAAGTTTAACCCCAAGCGCTGTTATAGAGCTATTTGAAGTTGATTTAACAGCCCAAGGCGATAGCATTTATTATTTTCATGCTGGCACCAATGAATTATCACAAGCAGTGGTATGGCAGGGCCAAGAATATGCACCTTGGCCAGCACAGGCCAAAGGCTTTGATTATAATACTAGCGGCCAGTTACCGCGCCCACAGCTAACCTTAGCTAACAATTTTGGTGCCATTACAGCTATTATTCTTGTAACCAATGATTGTGTCGGTGGTAAAGTTACCCGCCGCCGTACGCTTGCAAAATACCTTGACGCTGTAAATTTTGCGGCTGGCAATGCTGGCGCTGATCCTGATGCTTATTTACCAGATGAAATTTATTATATTGACCGTAAAGCCAGTGAAGATTCGGTAGCGGTGGTATTTGAATTAACCGCGGCTTTTGATGTAAGTGGTGTAAAACTACCCCGCCGTCAGATTGTTCAGAACTTATGCCCTTGGCGGTATCGTGGTGAGGGTTGTGGCTATGCTGGGATGCCTGTGGCTGATAGCAATGATAATCGCTTAAGCGGTGGTGTAACAGCCCTTGAAGTGGCTTATTTTGACGCATGGGATGCATGGGATGCTAGTAAAATTGCCAGCGCTAATGCTCTTAATGTTGTTGAAATTAGAAAAAAGGCCTTAGATTTAGCTAAAGACTATGTTTTACTTAGTGAAAACTATAGCTACCCAACACCACCAGTATATTACGTTAAAGTTATTAATATATCTGGTACAGATACTATAGAAGCATATTTTAATGGTGTTCAAGTAACATTAGGGGCTGAATATCGTTTAGGTAGATTTGTAGAAAATATTCAAGTGGGTGTTTTACAATCTTACCGTGGTTTATTTGCCGCTTTTTCAAAAATAGAGCATTGGGGCTATGATGCTGGTGTGCTGGCCGCGGCCCAAGCATCTTACGATACAGCGTTAAGTGAATATGATACAGCTATTGCTAATGAAGCTGCGGCATTAGCGGCCTATAATGCCGCGGGGGATGATTTACCATCAGATAGCCCTGTATTGCTTAGGGATGTATGCGGTAAACGCTTAGATAGCTGTAAATTAAGATTTGGTGAAAATAGTGAGTTGCCGTTTGGTGGTTTTCCTGGTGTAGGATTTAGAATATGATAGATTTTAGAGAACAAGCTTATAGACATGCCCTTGAGTGCTATCCAGCTGAATCATGTGGTTTAATGGTAGAAGCCAATGGTAATGTGATGTATTGGCCATGCAAAAACCTTGCTGGTGAAACAGATATATTTATACTATGCCCAAAAGATTATTTAGCCGCTTCAAAAGCTGGTGAAATTAAAGCGGTGGTACATAGCCATCCAAATAGCTCGGTGGAGCCAAGTCAGGCTGATTTAGTATCGTGTGAAGCTACAGGCTTGCCGTGGTATATTATTGGTGTACCCAGCGGTGTATGGAATATGATAAGCCCTAAAGGCTATGTTGCTAACCTTGTAGGCCGCACATGGACGCATGGCGTTTTAGACTGTTATTCACTTATCCGCGATTATTATTGGCAAAAATTATCGGTGGTTTTACCTGATTTTAAACGCGTAGATAATTGGTGGCAAAATGGTGGTAATTTATATCTTGATAATTTTTCAGCTGTAGGTTTTACTGTAGAAGAAGAACCACAAGCAGGGGATGTTTTATTAATGCAAATTAAAGCCCCTGTACCAAACCACGGTGCCATTTATTTAGGTGATGGTGTCATATTACACCATTTACATGGAAGATTATCTTGCCGTGAAGCATGGGATGGGTATTATAGAAAAAATACAACTCATATTTTGCGGTACAATAAATGAAAAAAGTTGTTTTATTAGGTAAATTGGGAAAGAAGTTTGGCAAAACGCATATTCTTGACGTGCGTACGCCAGCCGAAGCTATTAGAGCCCTGTGTGCTAATTATTCAGAATTTCAAAGCCATATGGTTAATAGTGATATGGGTTATAAGGTTATGGTTGATAAAGAGCCGCTAATGGATATTGATCACGTCCATAACCCCTATTCACAAACTATTAATATTGTGCCTGTGGTTATGGGTGCCAAAAAAGGTGTGCTCGGTGTTGTTTTGGGCGTGGCTTTAATCGCAGCTAGTTTTTATTTGCCTGGTGCGGCCTTATTTGCGGTTGGTAGTTTTGCCCCAAGTTTAGCCAGTATATCTTTTAGCCTTGGTACAAGCCTTTTGCTCGGTGGTATTACATCATTGTTATCACCACAGCCAAAAGCACCAAAGCCATTTGAATCAGCTGAAAATAACCCAAGCTATAATTTTAATGGCCCAGTTAATACCACACGTGCTGGTCAAGGCATCCCATTAGGATATGGGCGCTTAATTGTGGGTAGCGCTGTTATTAGCGCGGGTGTAACAGCTGACGATTTTGTGGAGGCGTAATGGACATTATAGGTGCCAAAGGTGGTAAAGGTGGCGGTGGGGCAAGTAGAACCCCTATTGAATCGCCAGATACCTTACGTAGCCGATCTTATGCCCAAATTGTGGATTTGATTTGTGAGGGTGAAATTGAGGGCTTAGTTACAGGTGATGGCAAAAGCATTTACCTTGATCAAACCCCACTGCTTAACAGTGATGGCACCGCAAATTTTACTGGCATAACCTTAATAACTCGTAATGGTACACAAGGTCAAACCTACATGGAGGGTTTTAGTTCTGTTGAATCAGAAGCCTCGGTGGGCGTTAAAGTTACTTACTCGGCCCCTGTTATCAGAACAATTAACAGCCCAGTTTATGATAAGATACGTGTAACAATATCAATTCCAACCCTACAAGTTGTAGATACGGGCACTGGTGATACTAATGGTACAACCGTTCAATATAAAATTGAAATCCAAGCTAGCGGTGGTAGCTATATTGAGTATGTAAACGATATTGTAACAGGTAAAACCACCACAAAATATCAGCGCAGCTACGTTATGCCACTGGTTGGATCAGCGCCATTTAATATACGTGTTACCCGCTTAACACCAGATAGCACGCGCAATACCTTGTCAAATGAAACATATTTTGAATCATATACCGAAATAACCGATACAAAGCTATCATACCCAAACAGCGCTCTTGTTGGCCTTAAAATTGATAGCCAACAATTTTCGCAAATACCTAATCGCGGTTATGATGTTAAAATGCTTAAAATTAAAATCCCCAGCAATGCTGCGGTGCGCGCTGATGGTAGTTTAACTTATAGCGGCACATGGGATGGCACTTTTCAGGTAGCGTGGTCTAGTAACCCTGCTTGGTGCTTTTATGATTTAATTACCAATACCCGCTATGGGCTTGGCACCTTTATAAATGTGGCCCAAGTGGATAAATGGGCCCTTTACACCATTGGGCAATATTGTGATGTATTGGTTAATGACGGTTTCGGTGGTTTAGAACCACGTTTCACGTGTAACATTTACCTACAAACACAAGAAGAAGCCTATAAAGTGCTTCAAGATATGGCTTCTATCTTTAGGGGTATGGCTTTTTGGTCTGGTGGCCAAATAACAGCTATTCAAGACAGCCTAACCGATGCAACAGCCCTATTTAACTGTGCTAATGTTGTAGAGGGTAAATTCACTTATAGTGGCTCTAGCCTTAAAACCCGCCATAGTGTGGCTACAGTACAATGGAATGATCCATCTGACTTTTATGCCTTAAACACAGAATATGTAGAAGATTTTAACGCCGTACAGCGCTATGGCATTGTAATGACCGATGTTATTGCTACAGGCTGTACAAGCCGTGGGCAAGCCCATAGGGTTGGTAAATGGCTATTATATAGCGAAAGCAATGAAACAGAAACTGTTACCTTTTCGTGTAGCATAGAGGGTACATTTGTGCGCCCTGGTGATATTATCAACGTGCAAGATGCCGCGCGCGCGGGTAAGCGCCTTGGTGGTCGTATTATGGCTGCTACTACCACTGTTATTACACTTGATAGCTCACCCGATGCTGGCACATACACATTTATGTGTTTATTACCTGATGGTACGGTGGAAACAAGGGCTGTAAGCACTATTGTTGGCAATGTTGTAACACTAGCTACAGCACTATCAGATACCCCACTGGTAAATGCCGTGTGGATGTTAAATAGTGAAGCTTTAGCTTTGCAAACATTTAGGGTAATTACTATTGTTGATGCTGGTGATGGAATTTATGAAATATCTGCGGTGGCTCATAACCCAGATAAATATGATTTTATTGAAAATGACATTAAACTTACACCTAGAAATATTAGTATTTTAGATGATAAACCAGCGGCCCCACAAAACTTAAATATTACAGAATCGCTTTATGAAGTATCTGGTGGTGTAAAGGTACTTGTAACAGCAGCATGGGATTTAGTGCCCAATGCAGATACCTATAATGTTAAATGGTCACGTGACAATGGCACCAACCCAACAATGGTAACTGTCAATAACCCAATTTTAGAAATCCGTGATGCCGAGGCGGGGCTGTATACGTTTGAAGTTATAGCAATAACAAAATCTTTACGGCGCTCTAATAGCACTACTGGTAGTAAACAGATTTTAGGCAAAACAGCTGCGCCAGCTAATATAACTAATTTTTCAATTAATGTTATTGAGGGCAATGCCCACTTATCATGGGATCAAGCTGTTGATTTAGATGTGCGTGTCGGTGGTTTAATTAAAATACGCTGGCAAAAAGAAACTACTGGGCAAGCATGGAGTAATGCTATTGACATTGGGGTAGCATTATCAGGATCAAGTACCAGTGCGGTATTACCACTTCTAAGCGGTACATACATGATTAAAGCCATAGATAGTTCAGGCAATGAAAGCCTTACAGCTGCTATGATTGAAACAGATTACCCAAATATTTATAATCTTAATTATGTACTTGAACAAGTTGAAAGCCCTACTTTCGGTGGTGTTTCCACAAATATGATTAAATATGGTAGTGTATTGGGATTAGATGGTGCTACACTATTTGATGACGGTGTTGGGTTGTTTGATGATGCGCTAGGTGATTTTGATTACGGTAATGAAACAGGTTTATCAACATATGGTATATATGAATTTGGGGGCTATATTGATCAAGGTGATATTTACCGTAGTCGTGTGAGTATAGATTTATCATTTACAAGTTTTAAAATTACAGATCTTTTTGATTCTAAAGCTGGACTTTTTGATGAGGCTTTAGAGCTATTTGATGGCTTAGATATAAGTGGTGTTAATGTTATACCCTACATATCAACAACAAATGATGATCCAAGTGGTTCCCCTGTATGGTCTGATTGGCGGCAATTTGTTGTTGGTGATCATAATGCTAGAGCATTTAAATTTAAAATTGAAGTTATTTCACCAGATAATGCAACTCAAGTAGCTATTAGCACATTAAGAGTAGCTATAGATGTACCAGATAGATTTGAACAAGGGGAAGATGTTGTTGTACCTATTGGGGGTTTAACCATAACATTTAACAAACCATTTTTTGTTATACCAAATATTGGCATTACCTTACAGGACGTTGATCACCCGACAGATCATTATGTGATTAGTAATAGAACTGTTAATGGCTTTGATGTTGAAACTTTACATGGGGCCGCGAGTGAAGAACATACTATTGACTGGATAGCTAAAGGATATTAATATTAAATAAAATAAGGGGTAAAACATGGCACAACATGATTTTGTGGTTGAAAATGGAACATTCCCAGCTGTAAGAGCTGATATAAATAGCGTATTACAAGCTATTTTAACTAATAATAGTGGGGCTACAGCACCAGCAACAACAGCTGCATATATGCGGTGGTATGATACATCAACTAATATTTTAAAAGAACGCAATGCAGCTAATAATGCATGGATTAATATTGGTAGTTACGATCAAACTAGTGGTTTATTTATTCCTGCGTCTAATTCACTAACTAGCGCTAAAACAACTGCCTATACAGTTGTTATGGCCGATCGTAATAGCACAATTTTATGTGATGCTACAAGCGCTGCTTTTTCAATAACATTACCAGCCGCTGCTACAGCGGGTAATGGTTTTATAATTACTGTTAAAAAAACTGATAGCAGCGCAAATGCGGTAACTATTGACGGCAACGGCAGCGAAACTATTGATGGTGCTTTAACACAAGTTTTGAGTGGGCAATATGATAACATCACGCTTATTAGCAATGGCACAGCGTGGTTTATGCTTGGTAAGACATATGGTGTATTTACTTCAAGTGTGGATGGCCTAGTGCCTAAGCCAGTTACGGCTGCAAATAAATATTTGAAAGATACAGGCATCTGGGCGGCAGTTTCACCAGCAGATATTTTAAAATATTATGCTAGTTTTGGTTCAGACTTTATTGAGCCTTTTGCTCGTTCGCCGTTTTCAGCTATAACCCTTGGTGCAGGGGCTTCATCGTCACTTGATGTTTCTGATACTGGCTATTTGGCCGCATCAACAGGGACAACCACTACGGGGGTAGGAGGTGTTTGCACAGCTAACCCATCGTTAATTAACTTTGCCGCCCAAAACGGCCTCGTTTCAAGGATATTGACTGCGTGTAATGTTCTAACTCTGCCTAATGGCACTGATAATTTTACATTTTTTAGTGGCATGATAAGTGGTAGCACATCAAGCACAACTCCAACAAACACAGCAAGCTTTGGTGTATATTTAACAAATGGTAATACTAACTGGCAACTAAGAAAACGTGTTAGTGGTGTAGATACTCTGGTTGATAGTGGAGTTGCGGCTGCATCTGGATTAACTTTCTTTGAAATTAGAGTTACTAACAATACATCTGTAGGAAGTGTTGTTGTGGCCTTATATATCAATGGTGTATTTGCTTGCCAAACAACAGGCATCCAAGCAACAACTTATGATTTTTGGCCAACACAGGTTGTTAAAACCGCTGGCACAACCGCTAGAGTGGTTTATTGCGATTTTGGATATTTTGTTCAACAATTAGTATCTATAAGGGGGCTAGCATGAATATAAAAACACAATATTTAGATAATGAGGGTAAAGTTATCTCAACTGAATATTACGCTAAAGGTGAATATGAAGCTGTATTAAAAGCCGAAGCTACATCTCAAAAAGAAGCTCGCAATGCAGCTATTAAGGCACAGCGTAATGCAGCTATGGCAGATCCTGTTACTGGTAGTGATGGCATGTATTTGTACGCAGTATTTACAGGTAAGCCAGAAGATATGGATAAATGGAGAGCCCATAGACAAAAAATAATTGATGCTTATCCAGATGAGGTTGAATAGTGGGCCAGTATAACCCAACAGGGCAGCAGGGAGCTACATTTACACGCTTAATAACGTGGACTGATAATGCTGGCGATGCGGTTAATATAACAGGCTACACCGCGCGTATGATGTTAAAGCGCGATTATAGTGATCCAGTTTCAGTATTAAGCCTGACAAGTTCTGCTGGCCTTACGCTCGGTGGTGCGGCTGGTACAATTTTAATTACCATGACAGCGGCCCAAACAGCAGATCTTAATGGTGCATATCTTTATGATCTTGAATTGGTAAATGGCTCGGTGGTTACACGTTTGCTTGAGGGCACAATCACTTTTACCCCAGAGGTAACAAAATGAGCGTAGCTGTTGATGTTACTGAAAACACCGTAACGGTTAGTGAAAATAATTTTGATGTAACAGTCACGCAAACATTCCCCACTGATGGCGGGGGCGGTGGTAGCGGTACTGTTTGGGGTGGTGTAACTGGTGATATTGCAGATCAATTAGATTTACAAGAGGCGCTAGATGATAAACAGCCTGTTGGCAGCTATGCTGCAAGTACTCATAGCCATGCTATTTCAGATGTAACAGGCTTACAAACAGCATTAGATAGTAAGGCTAATGATTATTTTTCCGAGGGTAATTTTCAATTATGTTGTGCGCCAAATCGTGATATTGTGGGTTCTGGCACACAATCGGCTACAAACTGGGGCTTTTGGCAAACCAATGCCGATGATACAAGGCGGCGTAAGCTAGGTAATTATAATCGTGTTTACACGTCAACAACAATAAACAACCATGCGGGTTTACGATTATATGAGGTTTTAACGCCCCACATTGGCGCAAATAATTTGTACAATGGTGGTTATGTTGAAACTCTTTTTGAGTTAGTTAATAACCCAAGTGGCAACCAAAGGTTTTTTGTTGGCTTAAGTGCCAACACCTCAACAAGCGGAACGGCTGGCAATGCTAGCATAACAGGCACTCAAGGTGTGGGGCTTACATTTGATAAAAGCCTAAGCGATACAACGTGGTTTTACACACATAATCGCAACGGGGCTGCCCCTGTTCGCGCGGCTTTTCAAAACGCCCCAATTGCTTATGATGCACCATATTTAGTAAGTTTTGAGTTATTAGCGTCTAACCAAGTAAAGATACGCCTTAAAAACCTTTTAACAGGTGTAACATATACCGAAACTATAGCAGTTGCATGGGCTTTAAATTTTTATGAGTTTTACCCACAAATAGGTATTAGTAATTTAACAAGCGGCCAATTAAACGAATTTAACTGGGTTAAAAAGTTTTTGCGTAGGACATCTGCATCATGGTAATGACTTCTAAAAATTGGCAAGATATTAATTATTTATATGTAGAATTATCTGCAACAGTAAATGGCGTTTATACCACATATACAAAACAGTTTTCAATTGATTATAATTTGCAATCTGCTATTGATTTTTGTGTAATTGAATTTAATAATGCGAATGGTACGAACTATAGCATTACGGAGTAATCATGATGGATGATAAAAACACGAATTTTTTACTAGGCCAACTTTTAAGTAAAACTGATTCCATACATGATATTGTAGCCGAGCTTAAAACCAACCATAGCGATTTAGCGAAACGTGTAACATCCCTTGAACACTTAAAGATTGCCATTATTGCTGGTGCCACAGCTACAGGAAGCGTTATTGGTTTATCATGGGAAAAGCTTAAAGCCATAGCTGGGCACTTAATATCATGATCCCCGCCCAATACCAATTTTTAACACAAGAAAAATCACCTAAAATCCTTAAAATTGCATTATCTTATTATGGCCTTAAAGAGGGTCTTGGTATTGCAGATAACCCTACAATCATGCGCTGGGCTAAAGATATTGGCGGCTGGATAGTAAACACCTACAATGCCGATAGTGTGCCGTGGTGTGGCTTATTTATGGCTCACTGTGCCAAAGAGGCTGGTTTCCCACATACTGGCAATGTTTTAAGTGCGCGTCACTGGCTTGAGTGGGGATCTTGGCGTGTTAAAGCCATGCTGGGCGATATTTTAGTATTTACCCGCCGCGGTGGTGGTCATGTTGGATTATATGTTGGCGAAGATACCGATTGCTACCACGTGCTCGGTGGCAACCAAGGGGATAGCGTTAGTATTATGCGTATTCAAAAGAGCCGTTGTATTGGTATTAGGCGCTGTAGATGGAAATTAAAACAGCCAGAAAGCATACGCCCTATTATTCTTGACGCTAATGGCAAAATAAGCGATAATGAAGCATAAGCTTATAGTGGCTTATTTCATTCATGGGGGCCCCAATGTTTAATTTTCTTAAAGGTTATCGCACTTATTTAACCATTATTATTGGCTTGGTTATTGTACCAGTGACCACTTTTTTAATGGGCTTTGATTTATCAAAATATGTAGAGGGATTTTTAACCGCTAAATGTAGCTTAGATGTTACTTGCTTAGAAAATGCCAAACAAATTGGTAAAGCCTCACAAGAGATGTATTTAGCCATTGTTGGTGGCATTATCTGGTATTTCAAAAATCTAGGCGTTAAGCAAGCTAAAGCCGACAACAAACCAGATGCCCAACTTTAAGCTTATTGCCGCCATTAGCGGTTGTGCCATTATTGCAGTGCTATTAGCCTACCTTATTGGCCACGCTAGAGGGCACACAGCTGGATATGATGCCTGTGAAACCGCTTGGAAAGCTGAAAAACTAAAGCAAGCCGAGGTTATTACAAATGTTCAAGAAAAAGACCGCCAAACCAAAGAGCGTGTGGAAAAAGAAACCAACATTATGCCAGATAGTGCTATTGATGCCGATCTTCGCCGTCTTGGGATCATGCGCCCAAACACAGGTAATTGATAACTCCTGCCAATTCATGCCCCGTGGCACCGCACATTTAAATGATACAATGCTAACTAAGCGGTGGATGCGCTCATATGAAACCCGCCGCCAAGAAAAATGTACCGAATAACCAATTTTAGGGGATTAAAATGAATAAGCCGTGGCCTAAAAATTATGAGGGTGTAAAACCCGCTAATGAAGAAGAATACAAATCTTTATATTTAAGTAATGCAGATGGTAAATATACCCCACAAGAATTAAGGAAACTTGATAAAAAAATTGAGGGTATTAGAGAATTTACAAGATCACTTGGCCGAAAATGACAGACTTACAAATTATCACATCCCTATTAGCCTTTCATGCCTTTATGGGCATACTTACATGGTGGTTTCTACGTGGTGGTGGTATTGAAAGCAGCTTGTTAAATTATCGCAGTGTGCCCCACCTTAAACCGATCGCAGCGCTTATATTTGGCGTTGATTTTGCCTATTTTTGCCAGCCGTTAGGTTTTATCACCAATTTACCCCTGCCTGACCTATTCCAAGCCCTAATAACTGGTGGCCTTATGTTGCTAGGTAGCTCACCAGGTTGGGGTAAATATATCGCGGCTATGGCGGGTAATTCAACTACTGGCAAAAGCAAGCGGTGGGGTTTAGCTATGATGACCTTGCGCGGCCTATTTTTAGGCTTCTGTGTGGCTTTAACATGGTTGGTTGGTGCTCCAGTATGGTTTAGCATTACAACCCTATTGTGCGGTGGTTTAATGGGCCCTGTTTATTATTTATCATTTAACCACATAACAGCCAAGGGCAAAGTTTTTAATGCGTGGACTGTGGCCGAGATGATATTTGGCTGGTTATTTTGGGTGCCGTTGGCAATTCTGGCTATTAGAGCTAAAAGAAAAGCCCAAAAAGAAGCTGAAAAACAAACGGTGGTGCGCTAGCCATACAGTGCAAATAATGGGATTAGCATGGCTAGCACATAGTTAATTATTTTATTTCATATTTTCCAGTACTATCAGGCCATAAATGGATATAGTCTTTTGGGTAACATATATGTGGTCTTGCAATAACACAATCTTCTCTTTTTAATCCATATAAATTTACTAATTCATAGGCTGAAATATGATGTATATCACCATCATATGTGCTTTTAACATATCCGCTATGTAATACATATTTTCGATTATTTATCATTAATCGCACCATATTTTTGTTTAAGCTTTTCTTTAAAAATATCTATAATGTCAGTAGCCACATTTATTTTATCACCTGTACCATATTTCAACCTATGATCTTGTAACAACTCTAGCACTTCGCTAAGGGCAACCATTGGCTCGGTGGTTACTTTTATATATTTAATTGTTACTGGTAAATAATCATCTTTTTCTGCAATATTTATAGCAGTTTTATGAAAGTGAATATACAAAGATTCTGGTGGGTTTTCAGCGTTATATTTTATAATATCACTCATTCCCCACCACCTTTTCTGCGTTTGCTATGGCTTGTTTTGCTTTATCGTAAAATTGTTTCCACGGCCCTGAATTATAGCCGCTAAACTCCCATGTTATTGCTTTGGGGCCATATCTATATCGGCGGCCCTCAAGTTCATCTGTTGCTTGGGTATGGCTAAAAAATGGCCCACACAATAAAACTTGGCCAATTACACCGATTTTGCTTTCTCTAACTATTCCCCACCACGGCTCTGATGAAAAATTATTATCGCCTAAGTGTGCAAACGGCATTTTAAGCAATTCCAACAATTCGGCATGGCTTTGCTTAACCCGCTCTAGCTCTGCTAACTTGGCCTTAATGCGCTCAAGAATATCTATAGTTTCCTCATGTTGTTGAGGGCTCATGTATTCGTCTTGATACATATCTATATTGTGTTTGTCGATTTCAAAATCAAGAAACTCGTTTTCTACCCTTGCATTGTAAGCGGCTATATCAGCATCAACGTCAATCTCATCAGGCATATTGTGTTTATCGGTCATTTGTTTTGATCCTTAATGTATTTTAAAACTTCTAAAAGTTGATGTAGATAAGCCAATGTTAATGTTGGTGCATGAATACCGCTTGTAGAAAAAACTTCACGCCCAATTGAGCCTATCGCACATCCATCAGTAATGCCTATTTTATGCATTTGGCAATAAGATTCACCAACACTTGATTCATGTAAATCAACGGCCCAACCATCTGGCTTAAACCTCATTATTTCATCCATGCTTGTAGCATAGTTTGTTGGGTATAGATATTCACTATCCCCGACTACTTCATTAAATATAATATGGCACAAATTATTTAATCTTTTTTCTGTAGCCTTATTAGTAAAATTTAAATCACTAATTATTTTTAAAGCTTTTTCTATATGATTAATCATTTTATTTGCTCCTTAACTAATACAGTCAGTTTAGTTTCTTGTGTCATTTAATCATCTCCATATCTTATGCTATCTATGAGGCTAACAGCTTCTTGAAGTGTTTCGTAAGCTAAAATGTGATTGTTTGTACGCATATTGCCGACAGTTTTATGAATAAGCCGCCCCAACTCCTCTATGTCTTTATTCTCGCTTAGTTTTTCTTGGGTCATAATCTAATCCTTTTTCGGTGGTTGTGGGTGTATGTCATATAGCTTCATATTGCAATCATCTATTATGGCCTTGTGTGCCCATGCTGCACTAACCAGCGCATACTCACCTGATGCTATTTTTTCGGCTAATTCTAAGCCATACATTAAAGTTTGTGCTTCTTCATTCCATGCAACATGGACTTTCCAAGGTTCATAAATCCATTTCAACCTTTTTTTAGCCGCCTTTATTTTATCAAGTGTTGTATGTTTCATTTTAACAAATCCTGCAAATCGGTAGTTATTATTGAATAAAGATTTTGGCTAACAAAAACTTCACCCCCTGCCTCACATGATTCCTTACATATTGATATTAGAGCTTCAACATCGTACCTTGTACGTCTTCTAACATCAAAAGCACTGTGAAAAATTGAACCCTCTTTGTATTCATACCATTCCAAAACATCCTTTGGCGTTTTAAGTTTTTTAAAAAAATTAAAAAGTTTACGTGTGCCAAGATGTTTTGCTATAACCTCTTGTTTATGTTTTTCGTTATAAGCTATGCGTTTTTTATCCCACAACTCACACATATCAAGTAATCTTTTAGAATCTATCTTTAAATAGCCATGTATCATATTATTTCCCCTGATTTCTATAAGCTAGCGCCATTGCAAGCGAGCTTTCATAAACATTACTGCTTGGTTTAAAGCCTTGATCATCATAACGTGTTTCATCTCTTTCATTATGCTGCAATGATAAAAAACCAGCGCATACTTTTGAATTTTTACCAGCATAGGTATCGCCATTATCATCGTCATGCTCTAAAGTTTTGTGACAATGAAACGTGCTGTATTTACTTTGGCAGATATAAGCCAGTTCTGCGCCACGCTGCGGGTGTAAAAACGGCTTAACATCTTGCCTATAGGGGCAGTTAGCGCATGGCTTTTTGCAAAAGTCGCTCATTTATACCCCCGCCTTAGCAGCAGATATAATAGCTTCTACAATTCTTAATAAGTATAACTCTTGTGGCTTTGTGCGTTTTTTGTTTGCCTCGTTTTGTAAGCGGTCTAATAAATATGATGCGTTTAGCCCTGCTATAAAAGATAGCATATTACTACCCATAGATGAAAAGTAAGTAGTCCACGATGATCCATAGCAAGTAACTGTTAAATAGCCAGCACTACCACTTTCATCTAAATAAACATTTATAGGGTCTAGTCTTTCAGCACCTGTTATTTGTAGTCGGGTAACTTGTTCTATAAGCAATTTAGTCATAATATAAAATCCTTTAAACGGTGGTAAAATAGCCCCACCTAAGCAGGGCTATGGTTAATTTACTTATCTTCTAAAATACCAGCGGGGATATTCAGCATATTAGCGCCATTACCACCTATGATCTTAGGCAATACGCCATTCCATTTTTGTACGGCCTCATAAGCCACCAATGACTGGCTTTTGCTTAACGCTTCGGTTTTAATCTGCATAGCTTCGGCATCGGCCTTAGCAGCAATAATCCGCTGCTTGGCGTTTTCTTCAATCTCTACAGTCTTGTTACGCGCTTCTTCGGCACGTTGCACAGCAACAACCTTAGCTTCAACAGCATTTTCAAACTGTGTGGCAAAGGCTACATCGGTTAATTCAACCTGTGTAACGATTAAACCAGCCTTACCCAAGCTACCAGCAATGCTATCTTGGATTTCGGTGGTGGCCTTTTGTCTGTTAGCAATTAGATCAATAGCGTTCCATTTGCCAATAACATTTTTAAGGGCCCCATTAACAACCTGTGGGATCAGCTTGTCTTCATATGGAATACCAACCTCACTAAACATTTTAACGGTGTATTTGGGGTCTAGGTTATAGTTAATAGCCAATGCAATGTTTGCCTGTTGAACATCGCGTGTGTACACGCTAGTTTTACCGTCAAAACGCTGTGTTTGGTTATCAATTTCATAGATGGTGGTAATAAATGGGTTATAGGTATAAAACCCTGCTGGTAAAGATTCTGGCTCAACCTTACCCATAGTCTTTTTAACACCACTACTACCAGTTTCAACAATTTCAAAGCCACAAGCCGTTAAGCTTAAGGCAGATAACATCAGTACAAATAACATTTTTTTCATTTTTGTCGCTCCTAAAGTTTTTTGATTTTAGATAACAAGACCATGCGGCCCTGCTTTGATAATACAGCCAAAGGCCATATGGGCATAAATGCTAAGGCTTTCCACATAGCATTAAATTGTTTTTTGCTTGGCTGAAAAGCCCAGCTTGATACAGCATTGCTCATAAAAATGAACATACCAAAAAAGTATATGCGCCAGATAATAACAATAATCATTACTCACCATCACTTTCTTTTTTAGTAATAAAAATGCTAACACGTGATTCTTTTTGTTCTGACCATATATGATATACGAAAAACAAAATAATTAATTGAGATATATTTTCCCAACCTTTAAGTTCAAGTGCAACAATTATAAATACAACAATGTATAAAATTCTAATTATTGTATTTAGAATAAATTCTAAACGATCACGCATATTACACCATACCAATCGCTGATTTATATAGCTCAAGCAATTCTTCTTGTTCGCGGCGCTGATCGGTGGCTAACTTACGTAAGCGCACAACAGCACGAATAATCTTAGGATCAAACCCTGCTGATTTTGATTCGCCGTAAACCTCTTTAATATCATCTTGAATACCAGTTTTTTCTTCTGTTAAACGCTCAATGCGCTCAATTAGCAATTTAAGTCTATCGCCAGCTACGCCCTGTACATCTGCCATTTTTCTATACTCCTTTTATTCGGTGGTTATTTTTTTGGTTCAAGTTTTTCAGCAATATCAATCAATACATCTATTGCCTTATACAATAATCTATTAGTTTGCATTGATGTAAGTTCATCTCTTATATCAACATCTTTTGATAAAAATGTATTTGTCATTGTAACTGCTTCACTAAAATTTGCCAAAACAGTTTTTCTTGTAATATTTGGGTCATTATCATTTATTGTTAAAAGAATAATGCTACCTCCAATTGTATATAAATCTTGCAATTGTTGATTAATAGCTTGCTTAACATCTTCTGTAATTTCCATGATTTTAAAATCCTTTTTGTTGTTAATTTATCTCGTGATTTCCACTTGACTATTATAATATAATATAATATAATAGCGTTGTCAATAACAAAAAATAGGAGTTTTTAAAAATGACAAGAAATAAATCTGACGCATATAGCCCACGCAAGGTTGTGCTTTCTGTAACTGTAGATCCTGACGTATGGGAAACCGCTAAAGATCGTGCCGTTGAAGAAAATAAATCATTAAGTTCTGTAGTTGAAAAATTATTAAAGGCCTATGGCAATGCCAGTAAGAAGAAATAAGTTTGGTACGGCTCTAAAGGAGCACCGCACATTAAATGGCACTGTGTTTGATAGCAAAGGTGAAATGTTAAGATATTACGATTTAGAGTTGTTACAGCGCGGTAAGGTGATTCGCAATTTAGAGCGCCAAGTAAGCTACCCGCTGGTAATTGTTAATCCTGATACCCAGCAGCACATAAATGTGGGTCAGTACACGCCCGACTTTGTTTATGAGGAGCTACAGCCTGACGGCACATGGGAACTAATCGTAGAAGACTTCAAGGGCCTGATGACGAACGAATCAAAGTTTAGGATTAAGGTATTTCAAGCCATTTACAACAAAACCGTAAAAATAACCAAATAACCCACAATAGGATCAAAAATGAACATTTTAACTTGGTACCCGCACGATTTGGGTCGTTATTCCCGTGATACTCGGCACCTAACAATGCTAGAACATGGCGCATTTAGGCTACTTTTAGACTGTTATTATGCCACTGGCGGCTTGCCAGAAGCAATGCCTAAGCAATGCTCAAGCAATGCTCTACCAATGCTAGACCATTCACGTATCTATAGGGTGTGCTGTGCCATGTCAAAGCACGAACAAGATGCGGTGGATGCCGTTTTAAAGATGTTTTTTACCCTAAATAATGACGGTTTTTACACCAATTCTAAGGCAGATAAGGTCATTTTAGAGCAAACAACCAAGCACGAAAACCGCGTAAAAGCTGGTAAAATGAGCAATTCTAAAGCAATGCTAGAGCAATGCTCAAGCAATACCCCACAGAAAGAGAATAAGAAAAAGAATAAAAACCCCCCTACCCCCCTAAAGGGAGGGTCTGGTGTTTTGACTTCGTCTTTGGGGGATGGGGGAGTTACCCCTATTGATCGTGCGGTATTAAACCAAGCGCTAGACAAAATGGATGCTAGGCAGCTAGAGGCTTTCAGAAAAGCAGCACCAGGTTGGGATAAGTTTCACCTAAGGGGTTTATGGCTTGAGTGGTTAGATAACCCAGAACGTGGCATGCCCAATGCGCCTGTGTCGTCTTTCATAGCGTGGTGTTTAAAATATACTAAGGGTAAGCGGCCATAATTGAACAAGCCAAAATAAAGCCCCGTGAGTGGCCTGTTTATATTTTTGGCTATAGGCGTAGCAAAATAGGTCGTTTGTTTAAGCTGTTGCCACCGCCAGCGATTTTTTGACTAGGTTTAACGGTGGTGGCTAACCCTAATATCATTAAAACACTATTTAAACGGTGGTTTTTGTTAATAAAGGTTAATAAACAGATAAAATAAACCTATTTCTAGCGGTGGTTTTTCATGTTACGATTAACCACGCACCCGATCCAATAGTTGCGCCGCCCGACTAAGTATACCAAGTTGCTATCGTGATGTGTGCGTGTGGGTCATGATAAATCGTGTAATAGCAACACGGCGGCATTTTTTATTTAGCTATTGCGTAATAAACTAAAATATAATAAACTAACTTTGCTATCTTCATGAACGTGCCCCACCCGCAAGAGTGGGGATCTGCCAAAGGTAACTCGGTGGTCGGCCATAGCAATTAAGGGGTAGTTCTGACAGTGACTACCCCTTTTTTATTTTATTACTGGTTTTACGGTGGTTATTAAATCAGCTACAGGCCGCTTAGAAAGTACTTCTTTGCGAATTTCCATACCGCACGATACAGAATTACCAATATAAACAGCAAGGCGGCGTCTGTCGCGTTCGCGTTCATCACACCTCTCTGTAGGATAGCTTGGGTGTAACAGGCTGTTTAGTCGGTCTATTGCATATTTCAATACCACTCTCCATGTAATCAATATAAGCTGTTTTTAATTCATCTGGGGCAGTTTCCCACGCTGTGTAATGGAAACTATCAATTTCACGAGAATAATAGTTATCGTTCTTAAAATCGTATAGGTTATTTATTAAATCCGTGTGCCCATAGCGCTCTAATTTATGGTAGCGCACGTGGTGATCATGGCAAAGAGGCATTACCTTTAAGGTTTCTGCAAATATTAGTGATAACGGCGCTTGAAAAAAGACCATATTACTTAACGTATCACATTTTGTGCTGCGTTCTAAATGGTGAAATTCAATAAACGTAGCTGTAGGCTGTAGTATATTACAAGCTGGGCACTGGCAGCTATTTTTTAGGTTACGGTACCAAGCCTTAATTACAAAAGGATCATATGTACAAATTGGGTAGTTTTTCTGCATAAAGCCCCCAAAAAATGGTGGGCAAAACATAGGAGTGTTAACCAGCGCCTCGCCTGTTTTGCCCATAAAATGGTGCAAGGGTTTTGAGAATTGTGTTTAGTAAGCCTCGCAACCCCAGCACCAAAAACTTATTTGATTCGGTGGATTAAAACAAGCTACCTTGTCTATAGGCAAATTCAACACGGCGGCAAGCCACATCAAAATATTGTTTATCTATTTCAATGCCAATGCCTTTGCGCCCTGTCTTAGCGCAAGCTACCAATGTTGTGCCACTACCCATAAAGGGATCTATAACCAACCCACCTTTATCGGTGGATTGTTCTATCCAGCAAGCCATTAGCTCAACAGGCTTTTCGGTGGGGTGCTCATTGCCTTTGCTATTTGGTGCCTTAAATAAGTTAGATAAAGACATATCATTAATATATCTTGCCCTACCTTTATAGCCGAATAACCCAAATTCAACACCAAGCATATAAAACCTATTGGGGGTAACAGTACATTTATCCCACACTAAAATATTATGAAACCCAAAACCAGATTTTCTAAACCATCTTAAGGCTTTTTCAAGGTTGCGGTTATTACTCATAATATAAGCATTGCCATTATCTTTTAGGGCTTCATAACACATGTTATTAATTTGTTTCCACGTAATGTTACATTCAACGATTTTACCATCGTTGTTATAATTATGCTTTGACAGGCACCCACCAAGTTCGCTGGTATTATTACCACCACTTGTTAATGGGTACGGTGGATCAGTTACTACACAATCAACCTTTTCAAGCATGGGCATGATTTGTAGGCTATCACCTAAATACAAGGTGCAATCGCCTATAACTTCTTTTCGGTGATACATTATTTAGCCTTAATTGAATTAAACAGCCGCCGTAATACATAGGAACGCACTAAAGAAACAATTGTAAATAAAAAACCTATCATAGCGTGTTGGCTGGCGCTAACATGAATATCAAATAAAGGAAATATTATGTTTTGTGCTAGCAAAGCTATAAAATAACCAATAATTACATTAACCACTGATTCGGTGGCTGACATTTTACGTGATTGGCTCATAACCTACCATCCTGCATATTTTTAACTTTTTGCATTACGCTATCAAAATCATCCCAAGCGTGGACTTCTTTACCACCATGTCTAAAAAATATAGTTCCACCACCACCATCAGTAGGCGCTGGTGCAATTAGCCAACACTCGCTAATATTGATTAATTCAATTTTATCATCAAACGTATTTTTAATTGCTATAAACATTACTTTGTTACCTTAAATTTTTTAATATTGTTATCTAAAAAAGATACTACTTTAAATGACTGATCAAAATCTTTAGCCAATTTTTTTATATAGTATGCCTTGCTTAATTTATCTGTTATAAAATCTGTGCCATCTTTAATAGATAAAACAATTTTTGTATAAGATGTTTTTTCTATTTTAAATTCAGCTATAAATTTTAAAGTTTTTAATTGTAAATCATAAATTGTGTTTGAGGTTATAGTTTTTTTATAATTATCTCTTTTAATTTTTAATTTATAAAAATCATCTTTGCAAACTTCACAATATGATGTTATGCGCCAGCCATCAGGTAATGCTATCATTTTCCTAACAATCCTTTCAAAAATGCCTGTGTTATATCTGAATTATAAAACCAGTAAGCGGCGTTTATTACAACCACAATGCCAAGTAAAATACTTAGTAAACCCCATGTTGTATTTTTTGGTGGGTGCTCAAGCTGGTAATAGTAAATAAATAGTACAAGTGCTAATGTCATTTTTTAATCCTTAAAATCTTTTTTTATTAATATAGCGTTTTCAATAGCACCAATCATGGCTTGTTTAACATCATTATCAGATGTACCTCGTGCTTTTAATTCAATATTATTTTTAGTATTAAAATTAATAACACAGGCAAAACCACCATTATCATAAGTATGTAGATATACACGGCCATATAAAGAAGCAGTTTGCCAAAGTTGATCTAATGTATTAAATTCCATAGATTTTGTTGTTGTTGAAATTAGGTCTGTCATTAGCTAACCTCTCTAACAAAAACGCCATTCACCATTTGGCCTTTACGGTCTTTAATTTCATTATAAGCGCTATTAATGCAATCTTTAATATCCATGCCAAGCTGTGCTGCAAGAATTGTTAAAACAACAACACAATCACCAATAGCATCGGCGGTTTCTGGTAATTTATTTTTAGCAATACCGCTGGCTAATTCACCAACTTCTTCGGTCATCTTTAGCATTTGTGCTTGTGGTGTTGATCCTTTAATAAGGTTACGGTCATGGGCCCACTGTGTGATTAAATTAAAAGTTTCCATTGTTTTTTCCTTTTCTATATTTTTGTTGTTGGTTTTTTAATAATACATTTAGCTTTAATCCAAGAGCTAATACTGCCTTGCTCATTAGCAAATTGTGCTACCTGATAACAAGAGTCAAAACTATCCATTTGTTGAACTAAAACCCGTGGTGTGCCACCACGTGACAACTGAATAATAACTAACCAAACTAACATTGTGATACCTCCACGCGGCTAAGAAGTGTTTTAAGGCGGTGATATTCAATATTGGGTAGTTTAATATATCTGGCGCTCTTATCTAAATTTGTTTGTGGGTCATAATTATCAATACACCCAGTAATAATATGGCACACTTCTAGCGCGGCATTATTAGCAGCTTCAATAGCTTTTGAGCTATGGGTATGGCCAAGATATTCAAGCATAATGTCCATTAGCTCACCAGGACTAAAACGTGCTATTAAGTCCTTAGCATCTAAATGGTAATGCACTTCTGCATTGCGGCCTGTATAGGTAGGTCTTACAATACCATTACGGACTGTTTTATCATCCATCTCTGACATACGTGCAGATACAGTACCTGGAACAATACAAGTACCATGATATTTACGATACAAAGCGGTTAATTCAGCTGTGGTGGCACCTACATTACCTTGTTTTAAAAGTATTTGTAATAAACGCACTTTTTGAATTTTTGCACCCTCTGTCATGCTTTCGGCGGCATCTATGCTTGTTTGGCTGTGCATTTGTGCTGGCAAGCCATTAGTTGTCTGGGTCATTTTTTTTAACTCCTTGCTGTTTTGAATTATTAAACTTTTTGGCTTTTTCAATTGTTGCTATCATTTTTGGTACACCATAATCTTCCCATTGGCACTCTGGGTATTCGCTTTCAATAATGCTTACTGCTTTTTCTAATTCTTTAATTAAATCATCAATAATCATATTTTCTTTACTCAATATAGTTATGTTTTGTAAATGTGGTTGGCTGTTAATTTCAAAGCGCTCTCTGTATAATTTATCTTTATAAATTTCTGATCTGATCATTTTTTTTAACTCCTTGTACCTTTTATAAAAAATTTGTCTTTTAAAATGTAAAATAATTTATTTTGTTTTTTGATTTCAACCTTATCTAATAATTTTTTGTATGTGTATGTTTGTGAAAATGTTTTAAATCTATCATCTGCATATTTACAATTTAATAATCTCATCTCAATTTGTGGTTTATTATTTAATATTAAATTAAGAAAATCATTTACTAACCAAACCATTACTGGTGAAATATTTACCTCACGCAGTAAACCATATAAAGCTGGAAGTTCATAAATTAAAGCATTTAAATCATCTTTTAAAATTAATAGTTGTTTAAGCGATTGTTTAGATCGTATTACAGCTGATTCAATTTCAGAAATCAGTGAACCACTAATAAATCCTAACATAATAATAGTATTTATAAAATCTTCACGTTCTTTATCTGTTAGGCTAAGTGTTGTAAATTTACCGTTGTACATTTTTATTAACTCCTTGCGGTTTTGAATTATTAACTCCTTGCAGTTTTCAAAATCTTAACTCCTTGCGGTTTTGATTTATTAACTCCTTGGCGTTTTGGTTATTGCCCAGCCGCATAATTAAACGTAGCTTGCGTTTCAAGGGGCAGGGATGGTGGTAAATCAATGGCTATGCTTTGCCCTTGGCAATCTGTTTTATCTTGTGCTGTAGCTTGCTTAGGGGCAAAATTAGCGGCCATTGCAAGGCTTGTTTTGCCAACCCATTGGGCGCTATTGTATATCATACGGTCATAGCTTAAATATGCGGCGCTTATTAAATACACCACCACAAGCAAACCGCCTAAGCTATAGCCAAGCCATTTAAAAAAATTAGCCATTG